AAAGAATGAGTTAAAGTATCTTCCTCATGTGATCAGCTCCAGGAAACAGTTAACGTGCCGAGATACTCGGGACGAACGACCTTGCGACCGAAGACGAACTCGCCATCGACCTTACGGGCGAACCTCTTCTCCATCTCCATGACTCTGACGTCGTTGACCTGGCTGGCAAAGGTAATCGCCTTCGAGGTCCCGAACATGATCTTATAGAGCGCACCATCAGTGTTCGGCACATTGTGGCTCTCCAGGATGTCGAAGCCTCCGATCCGAGCTACCATGCCCGTCAGCATGCTCTGCTGAGCCATCTGTGGAGCAGCGCCTGTAAGCTTGAGATCCTTGCGGATCAAGCCTGCAAACTTGGGAGGCACGATCATCCAGCGGGGCATTGCCTTCGGGACCTTGGAATCTGAGAGAGCGATCCCACAGTCCTCAATGACGTTGTATATGTTTTCTGCGTTGCCCTGTGTAAGGTTTGGCACGATCGGATCTGCATCGGAGCCCAGGATGTTGGCCGCATCTGCATCGGTGTAGCAGGTGGCGATGGCCTGATCTGTGGCATCTGCCACCGCGTAAGCAGCCTCGATGTTGGTCTCATCCAGTATATTGATCCTGGTCTGAGCCTGGTCCTTCTTCCCGATCTTGAAGTTGAAGCCCTTATCATAATCTATCGTGAGCTCCATGTCGGTGTCCTGAGGATCTTCGGGATCGGGCATGTCTGCGTTGTGGTTCACGTCGAAGACGTTGACCTTTCCGGCCCCGACTATACGGACTGATTTAGCGAACTGTACATCGCCCTCGTAGTTGCGGTTAATCACCCCAACCTGACCATATACGAGAGCTTTCTGTAGCTGATGCTGAACGTCAGCAGCAACTACCTCCGGCTTCCATGATTCAACTACCATAAAAATCACCTACTGAACGCGGCCCTCGGCGTGGGCTTGCTTGATCTCAGTCATTAGCTGATCGGTCAGTTTTCCCGAGAGCCGAAGTTCTTTAATTTCTGCCTCTGTCCAGATTTTTGAACTGTTCTTAACCTGGTTCTGGATACCAGTCTGCCCCGCGCCCTGAGCTGCTTTGGGCGGCTCGACCTTGAGCCTTGCAGCCAGCTTGGCTACGCTCGCGGCCACTTCTTCCTCCGTGCTGCCAGATACGGAGTCAATCCATTCAGAAGCTACCCCTGCCTCAGCAAGCTTAGCGGCCTTGATCCGCTCCAGCTTGAGGCCGGACAGTTCTTGATCTTTCGATTGCAGCAGAGCATCTTTTTCAGCCAGTTCGGCCTTCAGCTTCTCGACTTCGGTCATCTGGCTTTTCTTCAGCTCTGCTAGCTCCTCCGCAGCCTTCTTCAGGTCGGAGTAATCAGCGTACTTCTTGCGTTCCCTGGCCAGTCGATCAGCCACAATAGCGTCAACTTCGGCCTGAGTGAGCTTTCCCTCGTTCTGAGGTTCATTACCGCCTTGTTCTGCCGGAGGCGTACCGGCTGGTGGTATTGTTGGTTCTGTCATGAAAATATCTCCCCCCGATCGAGCCCGGAGTAGGCTATACTGTGAAAAGATGATTATAATGTTACAATGCTTCTGGCGCAAGCGATATCACATGCTTGCATCCGACATGAAACACGCCCGCGCTTCGCGCTTCGTCCAGCGACGGATAATCTGGATCGGTGCCCGACATGCTCATGGTTCTGCCTTGCCAGGGTGTGCATTTTGGACAACTTCCTGAATGACTTGATAGCCTGACCAAATCGTGGCCATGCTCTTGGAGCCGGTTTATGGTGCCTTGCCTAAAGGCACTTTTTGTCGTCTCTGTAGCCAATACCTGCGAATATCGGCGCATATCCCACGCATGGCCCGCCTTGTCGACAAAGCCAGTAATACCGCGTTCAGCCAGATCCTCGCGTATGCGCTTCGCCGTCTGGCGCGTGGTCTGGTAACCGATGACGGAGCCCTTAGCGCGCTCCAAAGCAACGGATCTGAATATGTCATCTACCCTCCTGCCTACGACATTGTTTACGTCAGATAATCGGGAATAAGCGTTATCCGCCAGCACCTCAACGGCCTGCTGGTGGACTGAACCCAATCCAGCCAAGACCTTCGTGCCCGCCAGAGGATCAGCGTCCGCCCAAGCGACCCCCTTCATATAGCTATCTGGTATCGCTTCTTGGCACCAATCCCGCGAGCCCTTCAGTAGATCGGCCCGGATCTGTTGGACCCTCTGCAAGAGCGTCTTCTGCCAGGCAAGTGAGTATGATTCTGGATTTTTCAGGAGAAGCCGGTTGCATTCCGCAAGGATCTCTTTTTCGGCTTCGCCGTAGAGCCGAATTAACCGTTGGGCCTGAGCGTCACTGAGCGGGCTGCTGTCCGGCATTCAATCCTTCCATTGACGGCAACTCTATCCTGGGTGCTGCGGGCATGGCATCAAGGGCTTCCTTCTGGGCATTCTTGATCCGGGCCACCTCCTTCTGCAGAGCACTCCCTGGATCGTCGCTCATCTCCAGATCCTGCGTGATGCAAATGTAAGTCTCCAGGCTCATGCCGCCATTCTGAAAGGCCAGAGTGGCCCAGGTTGCCGTTTGGACCGGATCACGTGGTATGCCATCCTGGAAGACCACAGAGACTTCTTCTGGCTCAACTACTGGGCCGTGATTGGGCAGCTTGGAATATAGGCTATGAACCTTCGGGATGGCTTTCTTGAGGCCCGTGGCGAACTTGCGGACTCTACTCGCTGTTGGGATCAGCCGGAAAGCCAGCGCCGTGCCGCTCTCTGCTTTTCCCAACTCCTCCTGCTTGACCAGGTCGAGCATTTGCAATAGCTGATCCATCTTGTCCTGGATGGCCTTCTCGACGGCCCCCAGTTCCGCCTGCCAGGTTAGATACTCGGCACGCAAAGATCCAGGCTCTAGGAGGATGGGCTCATCGAGATGAATCTCCCAGACATGCTTTGCATGATTGTAATGATTGAAGGCTGATTCCGGGGCCTGGAATACGGGCTTAGCGAACTTTGCCAGCACCTCTTCTCGGCGAGCAAAGGCCAGCTCCAAAGCTTCGATCCAGCGACAGACGGATGGTGTATAGTCAGATCGGCCATACCGGCGCTCACTGCTGAGCGCGTTATCGACTCGGACGATCAGGATGTCATCTACACCAGTCTTTTGGATCCCAGTTTTCGGATCTACCTGTAGGCCTGCATAGGCAGGAAATCCAGTGAGGTCCTGCCTTTCTCCTAGCTTGCCTTCCTTGACCTCATAGATGAGATGCTGTATGAAACCCTTACCGTGAATTGTAAACTTGATGAACGTCTGTTTTTCTACTGAGAATTGTGAGAAGAAAACGTACTCTGTGACCTTGCGGATGTTGCCCGGCGCATTCACCAGATAACAGTTTTCTGGATTCTGCGCGAAAATACCATCTTGCGTGAGCTCATAGAGACCAAAGCCGTATCGAGAGACGTCGATCAGCACTTCCTCATCTGGCCTTTCCTCGACCACGTCAACGTCATTGATCTCGACATCCGGTGCTTCCCCTATACAGAGATTTACATATGTGGTGGTGGCCTTCTCAGGCCACCCAAGGATGATAGTGACTTTCTTATCATCATCCACTTTATCTTGAAGGTAGGCAGCGTATTTGGCAAATACTTCATGCTGATTATTGTACAGTTGACGATGGAACGCATGCTCTTTCAGCCTGTTGGCCTCGTCCTTGTCCTCAGGAGGCCATGGCTTGCCCGTGGCTATGAAAGAGAGATCAGTGAGCATCTTTGTCCTCGATTTTTCCTAGTTCCTTGATTGCCTTGCCACGGTTGGCAAGGACTCGCTCGTAGCAATCCTGGCAGGCTTCCAGGCCCGATAGATTGTCCTGGCCGGGCTCGCTCTGGCCGATGTAGGGCCTGAATTCGAGGCGAGCGATCGGGACGGGCTTCTGCTTGAGCCGCGAGATGTCCTGGCCACAAAGAACGCAGATCATAGCCTTTTTCCTCTCCTGACCTCTTCCCCATACCAAACAGCCATCGCAAGAGCGAATAGCATATCATCATTTTCTCCCTGTTCAGCTTCGAACTTGGCCCGGCCCTGAGCAGAGATCTCGGCCCGATATGATAGCATCTCTTTCTCCAGCTGAGGCCAGATCGGCATGTTGGGGTTGACGTTGACCTTTCCACCGTCGAAAGCTCCCAGGAAAGTTCCTATGAGCCTGGCCTTCCCGACATGGAATGCTGACCCTTGCTGGCTGAAAGATTCGCCTGATGTGATCGTGACCGCTTTGAGCCTCAGCCCCCTAGTATGGAGCATATCCACCACCGCAACGCCTACGCCTGTGGAATCAACCACCAAGTCGGGGGGTTGCTGCTGATTGAACTCGGGCTTATGATAGATCCTTGAAACCCAGTCCACTATCTGATCATAAGGAAGACCCTGCTTACGGGCCATCGCTATCAGAGAGTAGCCGAATCGTCTTGTGTCTGGTCGATATTGCATGTCTACGACTGCAACCGCTGACCAATCTCTTAATTGTGCGGGGTCAAGACTAATAATGAATGTCAAGAAATATCAACTACCTGAATATCGCTATTCATCGCCTTCAGGATGCTTTCGTGACTAATCAGTTGGGTTTCGCCTGCCACGAATTGGCACTCATATTCTTGGGCATAGTACCAAGGCCCCATAGGGCTGGTCCGTTGCTCCTCCAGGAACTCCTTCGAGATACGGGGATTGTCAGACGCTTTCAACTCATACTTTTCCCATGCAGGAGATTCAGTCCAAATCTTGTAGAAGTGCCCGCGCTGGCCGAATGGCGTAGACGCCATGATGAACTTGCAGTCTGGGAACGTCGCCATCATCGGCATAATCGCATAGTGCAGCTCATCAGAGCATTGAGCTGCCTCGTCTTCGACTATGACATCCGGTCTGGAGAAGCCCCGGATAGTCTTGCCATCATTGCCGCCCGGCAAGCACAATATTCTTGATCCGGTTTCGAATTGCAGCGACAGCTTAGTAGACTCGTCGAACTTAGGAACTTCCGAGAGTTGATCTATGAAGCTCATGATCTTCTTGAAATTCTCCTGACTCTGCCTCAGAGCAGGAGCAATGAGAAGGGAAAGGCTGCCGGGCCTGAATAGCGCTGTATGGAGGCATATCAGGGACGACATTGTACTCTTGCCGCCCTGCCGATGGATGTTGAGGGCGATTCTTTTGGCCTGGCTGTCTAACATCCTGATTTGCCAGGCGTCTAACTTGAGCCCAAACTCATCTTCGGCCCATGAGGAGGGCTGCTGCTTGTAGAGATGTCGGATCAGCTCAAGCTTTTCTTTTCGAGATAAGCCGCTCAAGTTTAGCATCGAGATCTTCATCTGGCAGATCTACATTTCCGCTGCCCGGTTTTACGAATTCGATAACTGTGATTAGATACTTATGAAGTGCCTGACTGACGGCGATTCTATCTTTAATATCGGTGATCTCGATCTTTCTGATAGTCTCACCTTCTCCGAAAGACTGCTCGCCGGTCTCTTTGATCTTCCGGAGGTCTTTGACTTCCTCGTCGAGGTACTTCAGATAGTCG